ATCCTTACTACCTAAGTACAAAGGATTACATGCAGTAGAACAAGCCCTAGATAGTGGAGATAAAGAGACTGGTTGTACTGTTCACTATGTTAACGAAGAGTTAGATGGTGGAGAGATAATAGAACAGTCTAGAGTTATGATATGTCCTGATGATACTGTTGAAACTTTAACTCATCGTATTCAAAGGTCAGAGTATCGTCTTCTACCATTAGTGATAAATGCTTTCGAGAGAACATAGACTACGCTTATCAGAAATTGCCTGTCGTCTTAAACTAAGACGTGATGTTACCTTAGAAGAAAGAATCTGGGTTAACAAACTTATTACACATAACAATAGTGCAAAAGGTATCTATGAAAATATTGTAGGTCGTGTTGCACTATAAATATATCTTAGAGAATCTTAGATAATTGTAGTGGGTTTTTATTATCCTGAAGGTTATTTTGGTCCTGTATGTGACTCACTAGTAAGTGATGATGACATAGCACTTAGTTCTGAGAGAGCAATTAAGGATCTAGGTGATCCAACAAAGAAAACTTTAGATTGGCCATTTGATTATACTGATGGTCCTACATTTGAACCTCCTCCTCCTTGGTTAACAGGGCAGATTTGTAAGGAGAGGACGTTAGCTGATGGTACCAAAGAATATTATGATTGTGTATGGACGTTTAATGGTATAGGTGATGGTACTGGTGATGGGGAATACGATATAGATTTTTTTCCTCCAACCTTCGGTGATCCTGACTTTGGATTAAAGGATAACTTCTTTGTTCCAACAGCAACACCAGACATGTGTTCTCCGTTTGATGCTGACATTAATATAAGACCAATTACTTTTTATAATCAAGACGGTACACAGACATTAAAATATAAGAATGAAAGATCTACTCCAGTAACATACAACGTTACCTCAGAAACAAATGAGATTACTGAGAGTTCTGGAACTTTAACTGCAGGGTTTAATAGTTCTGGTACTGCATTAGTTGTTGCTGGTACTGGTACTGGAAACCTATTACTTAAGTTACAATGGAATGATAATCCTGGAACTGCTGGCGTTGCTGTAGATACTATTACAATTGGAACTACTACTTGGACTAGAGGTGATGGTTCAGGTGGTGGAGCACAATCAGGGGAGCAGATAGAAGGGTTTCAAGTAACACCTGGAACATATAATATTACATACACAGGATTAAACTCTGCAAATAGTCCTATTCAAGTTACTGCTGTAGATCAGAACCTATGTTTAAAAGATGGTCATGGTCAAGATTGTAATGCAAACTTTAGTGTTTATTCTTTAACCTCTCAAGTTGCTGTAAGTAATCCTGGTTACTGGACTGAAGAAGCAAATAAGTATGGAGTATGGACTAACCCTATGCTCTGTACACTTCCTGGTGAACAGCAAACAGTCACATATTATATTAATATATGTGAGTCAGGTACATATGGGTTTACTTTTGGTACTGATACTACTGGATCCATCTACTTAAATGATAGTAATTCTCCTGCCTTGACTGCTACAGGAGGTATGCTTCAGTCTACTTCTAACATTAGTACTACAAAATCCTTAACAGCAGGTACTTTAAAGTTAGTTGTATCTGTTACTAATTCTGATGCTGGATTCCAAGATTCAAATGGATTGCCAACTGGTCTTGCTTATAGTTGGCAAAGAAATCCAGGTGGATGGTATATAAAAATGTGTAAGGGTGCAGTATGTCCTAGTAGTAATACAAGTACATGGGTTAGATCTGGTCCTCATCCAGCATGGTCTGACTTTATGGATGAGAATGCTGTCTATCCATCCAATCAAGATACTATGTCTGGTGTAAACCATACTAATACTTGGACAGTTGACTTACCAAATACAGGAACATATATTCTTGAGACTCAGGCAGATAACTGGGGATCATTTAGTTGGGATGGCACTTCTTTAGGTAGTATCGGAGATAATTCTGGTCCTCCTTGGGGTACTGCTGCTGTTACCAGTACATATTATACTATTACTAATGCAGCAGTTGGTCCTCATACTTTAAGTGCTACTGTACTTAATGGAACAGGTAATACTAATTGGTCAACCAATCCAGGTGGTGTTGCTTTTGTTTTGAGGAACCAATTAGGTTCTGTTATCATAAGATCTACTGACTTAACTAATAGTGGTGAAGGAAGTCTTATGTGGCATACTAGAATGGCAACAGGATATATTTTCAGTACTAATAGTGGTCTTACTCAAGTTGTTACAGGTAAAGAATGTTCTGGTGATGCTGCTTGTGTTGTGACTGAAGGGTTCTCAGATGCAGGTTATGCTACTACTAAGATGGGTTATCTTAAGATGAATGATGGTACAATTCTAGGAGTTGGACCTTACGTTACAGGATATGTAACCTCTTGGTTGACACAGAATGCTAAGAGTGGTGTTACGTATTCACAACTTTTCTCCCAACTTGCAACATCATATAGTACTATATTAAGTAGGAAACCAGACGCATCTGGATTTGACTATTGGATTCATTCATTTATAAATCTCAATCCTTCTTGGACACTTAGTGATCTTAATACTGCAATCTCTGCAGACGCTAATGGATTAAATGTTGGAGCCTATCATGAACTAGCGATGCATACAACTCATAATGGAGTTGAAGGAAATTATGATGAGTGTGGCACAGCAATTTACCCCTAACTATGGACTTACCTAAAATTAGAAAAGAAGATCTACCCCAACAACTAAGAGAAATCGTTGGAGACAACGATGCTGAGTTTGATTCTATAGTAGATCCTATGGACGTTATGATCCTTCCTAAGTATGATGAAAACAAATTCATGCAGGAAAAGGATGAATTGTTAAGAAAACTTAAAGAACATACTGATAAGTTGACAGATACATAAGTTAATGTTATTATAAATACTTCTTAACAAAGGACTCGAAAGAATCGTAACCCTGTGTTGGACACAAACACTTCCCATGTCGGGGAAGTTATCATCCGCAGGGTTTTTTTAATGCCCGTGCGAGACACTTAAACACAATCATGTCAATCAAATCAACAATCGCTGCAATAGCAGCATCTCCATTCCTTCTCGCTGGTGCAGCTTTTGCTGGTCCTTACGTGAACGTTGAAAGCAATCTTTCATATCCTGATGGAGACTATAGCTCAGCAACTTCAGACGTACACGTAGGTTACGAAGGAAGTACAACTGATGGAAAGATCGCTTACTACGTTCAAGGTGGTCCTTCTCTAGTACATTCTGAGTCTTCAGATGATACAGAAACAGAACTTTCTGGAAAAGTTGGTGCTTCTATTGCAGCAACTGATGACCTAGCCTTCTATGGTGAGGTTTCTGGAATCTCTGCTGGCGAAGACTCTGCTGGTGACAACATCGTCAACTGGGGTGCTAAAGTAGGTGCTAAGTTCGTATTCTAAGTCGAACTGAATATCTAAATAAAGGGTGACTTCGGTCACCCTTTTTTATTCTTTACACATATGAATTTTACGGTATATACACGAGACGGTTGCCCTTACTGTACACAGATCAAGCAAGTATTATCTGGTAAGGGATTACTTTACGCAGAATATAAATTGGGAGTTGACTTTCAACGAGAAGCATTCTATAATCAATTTGGTCAGGGTTCTACATTCCCCCAAGTTGTTTTAAATAATGAAAATCTTGGTGGATGTACTGATGCAGTTAGATACCTTAGAGAAAAGAATCTTATCTAATGGATGATTTTTACGAATTAGTTGAACATGCTATTGATGGTGCATTTGAGAAGGAGATATACCTTTTTAAATGTTATCGTTACTTGCAGCATATCAAAGCAACTCGTAAACAAATTAGAGAGTTTATTAATTCTAGTACTGCTAGTGAATTAGCTCTTGTAATTTCTGATCTTGATGCTTACATTAAAGGTGGGAGTGATAACGAACACCAACAATTACGTGAAGCATACGGTCATCTAGGTAAACCTAGAGCACGAAAGATCAGAAAATATTTGTATGCCATACTGCATGATGCTCGACAATATGAGATAGATAGAAAACCAGGTAGGAAGAAACTATCTAAATAAAAATAACTATGGAGAGTCACATGGAGATTGCGTTAGTTGTTCTAATGATAATCGGTTCCTTTTTTCTAGGACTTGTGGTATCATGGTTAGCAAAAGGATATGTAGAAGACTACATAGAAAATGCTGCTTATGCTAAAGCAGTCACACACCCAGAGATGTTAGATGAGAATGGTAATCTCATACACGATGAGTTAATTTACATTCGTACTCAAAACAACTGGACTGAATTTGAAACTGATGATGAGGATTAATTATGCCAACAAAATCACTTGAAAATAGTAGCACAACTCTACTACTAAGTGAGGTCTTGCGAAAGGTCTCTAATGCAAAAACAAAAGATGAGAAGATAAAAATTCTCAGAGATAATAATTCTGCTGCTCTTAGAGCACTTTTGATTTGGAACTTTGATGAAAGTATCCTAAGTGCTATGCCCGAAGGTGATGTACCTTACACACCTAATGATGCACCTGCTGGTACAGATCATACTCGTTTATCTCATGAGTATAAGGGATTCTATCGCTTCTGTAAGGGTGGTGATAATAGATTACCTGGTATGAAGAAAGAGAGTATGTTCATTCAGTTATTAGAAGGTCTTCATGCTGATGAAGCAGAACTTGTAGTCCTTGTTAAGGATGGGCAACTGAATAAGAAGTATAAACGTATCACTAAGGCAGTAGTATCTGGTGCCTTTCCTCAAATTGAATGGGGTGGTAGGTCATGATCCTTCATGAAGATTGTGATCCAACACTTGCACAAGATAAGAAACTACCTTACACATCATATCTTGTAGAGTATATGCGTGAAGGTAGAATTGCATATGATATTTCTATAGCAAGTAGTAGGGTGGAACTATTTGATGAGTATTATGATAAGTATAAAAAAGATTTTAAACAGTTTAAACAGACTGAAGGTAGAATAAACCCAACATTATGGAACAACAATCAACCAAGAGCAACACCACCAAAGAAAGCTTCAAAGAAAAAAGAATGACAGTCTTATTCAAGAAGCAAGAAGAAAAGACTGAAGAAGATTTAAAGAACGAGAAGATTGGTAAGCAAGTTATTAATACTTTTTTAAATCCTATACTCCTAATGCTCTTATGGAATGCGTTGATGCCTGGTCTATTTGGATTGGCAACTATAGGATACTTAAAAGCGTTTGGTCTTTATGTAATGTCACGTATTTTATTTGGTAATCATGAGTAATAAAGTTTGTTTGATTTCTGTAACACCAAATGCAGAAGAGACTATTGGTTATGTTGCACGAGTATCTAACCCTAAGAACCAGAACAATCCTAAAGTAGCAGGTCTACTTAGGTATTGTATAGATCATGGGCACTGGAGCGTCTTTGAGCAAGCATTCATGACCCTTGAGATCAGTACTACCAGAGGTATTGCTGCACAGATATTAAGACATAGATCATTTACATACCAAGAGTTTTCACAGAGGTATGCAGATGCAAGTTTATTGGGACAAGACATACCTATTCCTAAACTTCGTAGACAGGATGATAAGAACAGACAGAATAGTATTGATGATGTAGATCCATTTCTTGTTCAGAAGTATCAGATCTTGATGGAAGAACATTTCAAACATTCAAAAGAATTATATGATAAGATGTTAGAGGATGGTATTGCAAAGGAGTGTGCACGGTTTGTACTACCTCTATGTACACCTACTAAGTTGTATATGTCAGGTAGTATTCGTTCATGGATTCACTATATAGATTTACGATCTGCACATGGAACTCAGCAAGAGCACATGGATATTGCTGAAGGATGCAGACAACATTTCGTCTGTCAGTTTCCAACCATTTCAGAAGCACTTGGTTGGTGTAAAGAAGATGATTGCACTTGTAATGATGACTACTGGAATGATATCCAACCATGTCTAAGGATAGATTAAAACACTATACACCTAACGGAACATATCAACTATGCCTACGTACGATTTTATTAATAAGAAGACAGGTGAGATTACTGAGCTTGCTATGTCTATGACTGCTCTCGATAAATATAAAGAAGATAACCCAGATTTAGAGAGGTACTTTGGAAATCAAAATACTTCTTCCATCTATGGTAAACCTAAAATGGATGATGGTTTTAAAGAAGTCATGTCCAAAGTCCAGAAGGCACATCCTGCAGCAAACTTGAGTCGCTTTACATAATGCCAAGAGCTAGAAAGAAATCCAACGGTAACGGACATTCCTCTGGAATGACTGCCAAGCAAATGAAAAGAAGAAAGCCTATCGATAAGTCATATATGACTGAGATTAAGCCTCTTACTAACAATCAAAAGATTGCTTTTGATGAGTATAAGGCAGGTAAAAACATGCTTTTACATGGTGCT